CGACGCCAAGTCTGCTGTCGGTGGCGGACCATCCGACGATCACGGCGATTCGGGCGGTGTCGCCGTAACGCCCTCCGGCGAGGCGAGCACCTCGTCGGAGGGCTCCCCGCAACGCACCCGCACCCGCACCCGCACCCGCAGAAGCTGACCGATGGCTTACGCAACGCTCGCCGACGTGCGGTCATGGCTCGGCGTTCACGACACTGTGGACGACACGCAACTGGAGCTGTCCCGGAATGCTGCTAGCGACGCGGTGTCAGCCTGGTGCGGCACAAACTTCGACCTGGCAGCGTCCGCTAGCGCCCGAGTGTTCGCGCCGGTCAACCGTTATCTCCTCGACCTGTCTGCGTTGAGTTCCACGATCGGTACCACCGCCGGCTTGACCGTAGCGGCCGACGACGACGACGACGGCACGTTCGAGGTGACGTGGGCCAGCGCAGACTGGCAGGTCGAGCCGCTCAACTCGGCTGGCGTCGGCAGTATCTCTTGGCCTGGCACCCATCTGCGGGCCGTCGGCGACTACCGCTGGCCTGTCGGCGGCTCGGGACGCGCCCGAGTGCAGGTGACAGCCCGCTGGGGCTGGCCGGCTGTCCCAACAGGCGTGAAGATGGCGACGATCATGCTCACCGTCGCCTGGCATCAGCGCCGGGCGACGATGACAGGCCGTTCCGGCGTCGACGGGTTTTTCTCTGCTGCGATCACCGATGACGAAGCCGTGCGAGATTTGCTCGCGCCGTATCGGGCGGGCACGACGATGACCGGGATCGGCTGACGTGTCCGTCAGACCGACGTTCAGTTTCGAGATGCAAGGGCTGATCGACGCGCAGCAGGCGCTACGCCGAGCTGGCGGCGACTCGGACGCAGCAGCGAAACTGAACCGGATGATTGTCGAGCAACAGCTGATTCCGCCGAGCAAGACGCTCGCCCCAGTGCGGTCCGGCAGGCTGCGAAACTCGATTTTGGCTAAGTCGTCGCCGCAGTACGGCTACATTCTCGCCGGCAAGAAGGTGGGTGTTCCGTACGCGGGTGTCATCCACTTTGGATGGGCGACGCGCGGTCTCGGCGCAGGCAGGCTGACAGGCGGATCACGGACACGCGGCAAGCAGTTGGTGCTTGCGAGCCGTCTGGTCGGCACTGCGGGCATCGGAGACAAGGCACTGAAACGTGCAGGGACGCGCAGCCTCGCAGCGAAACGCAAGGACGGCTCGCTGAAACGGCACGCGATTCGTGGCGGGCCGATCAAACCGAACCCGTTTATCTATAAGGCGATCGACGCTCGCCGGAGCGACGTGATCGACGCGTACAACCTGGCGATCCAAACGAAGTACGAAATCGAAGGCCTGCTATGAACCTGGCAGCGATCCGCCAGGGCATCGCCACCGTGCTCAATCAAATCGACGGATGCCGCGTGTTCGCGTCAATCCCTGACAGCCTCTCGGCGTCGGGCGTGACCGCTCTCGTCATCGCCCCAGACGACAGTTACGTCACCTACGCCGAGGCTGCCGGGCTCACCAACCGTAACGACGTGCGAATGCGAATCCTGATCGTCCCGCCGCAGCAATCCGGGTCACAACGGGTGATGGACGAGATCGACGACCTGCTTTCGTGCGGGCCGACCGAACCTCGTTCCATCCGCACTTTGCTCGGCGACAACATCAGCGCCAACGGCACGGCCTGTTCGGTCAGCGCCCAAACCGGAACGGTGCGGACAATGACCATCAACGACATGGAATGCGTCGTCGGCGAACTGTCCCTAAGAATCCTGGCGAGGTGCTGAAGCATGGCTTTGAAGCAAGTAAAAAACGTGCATCGGACTGGAGCAGCCCGAGAGATCGAGCATCCTCCCGGCCGATGGATCACCGTCGAGCATGGCAGCACTGTCGACCTGCCGTCATCCCTCGCCGAGTCGCTCGCCGAGCAAGCGAGCTGGGAGCTTGTCGACCTGAAGGCGGCCACGGCCGCGAAGGAGTCCTAGTCCAATGCCGATGAACACCCAGCTGGGCGTGAAAACCGAATCGACCTGGGGCACCCCGGTTGTCGTCGACACGTTCTTCGAGTTCGAAAACGAATCGGTCGTCGCAGAGGTCTCTCTGATCGAACCGCCCGCCATGCGGACCACGACCCGAACCCAACGGCAGGACCGCTGGGTTCGAGGCATAACCGGCCATGCGGGCAGCGTCAGTGTTCCGGTGATGACCAAAGAATGGGGCTTGTGGTTGGAGCACCTCGTCGGCGGGACTGTCACCACCTCGTCCATCGTCGACTCGACTTACACGCACTCCGCTGACGTCGGATCGTTGTGCGGTAAAGGCTTCACACTGCAACTCAACCGGCCGTACGGGGCGTGCGGCGACACCAACGCGCCGTTCACCTACGAAGGCGGGAAGATCGGCAACTGGTCGCTCACCCAGGAGCAGGGCGGCATCGTGATGATGTCGGCGGACATGTCGTTTGAGGCGATGCTGCAAACCACGTCGCTTGCCAGCGCCAGCTATACCGCAGGCATGGAGTTTCTGCCGTGGGGCGCAAGCTCTATTACGGTCGGCGGGCTGAGCCTGCCGGTCACCAACTGGACTGTGTCGTGCAACAACGGGCTGAAAGACGACCGTCTGATGATCCGCAGCAGCTACGCCCGACGCGAACCGGTCGAAGCGTCGATGCGCGAGATCATGTTTGAGGCGACGTGCGACTTTGAGGCGCTCATCGACGGCACTCCGGCTGCGACAGTCGGTTTCGCCCAGAAGATCTGGACGACTGCCGGCCTGGCCGCCACCGCTGCCGATTCGGTGGAAGCGGTGGTCATCACATGCAACGGTCCGACGCTGCTCGGCGCCACCACCTATCCTGGCTTGACGATCACCATGAGCGCCGTCCGCTTCGACGAGGCCAACCCGAACGTTTCGGGCCCGGACATGACGACCATTAGCGTCAAAGGCAGGGCGCTGGTCCCCACCAGCGCCGGCAGCACCTGCGGTCTCGCCTACCGCACGGCCGACGCCACCCCGTAAACGAAACGAGATTCAATGCCACCGCCTCGCCTAGCAAAGCAGACCGTTAGCAAGGCCATCACGTTCCGCCTTGAAGGAGTGACCTACCGGTTCGACATGGGCGCGTTGAAAGGCGCGCAGGAGCGAGCCTTGTGGGCTGGCGCCGGGATCACCGTCAACGACGCGTTGCAAGCGTTGCAGCGTGGGGCGATGTTCGGGGTGTCGGCAGTCATGTTCCTCGCCCGACTCCAAGCCGGCGAAACCGTTGACTATGCGACCGTTGAAAACGACTTGGATCGGGCATGGTCCGAGAACGACGGCGACCTGGCTGCGGAGCTGATCGCCGAGGAGGACGCCGGCGACCCTTTCCCGGCACAGCCCGAGATGCCCTCGTAGCTGTCGTGCCCGAGTTGGCGCACTGGTTCGGACTCCGCCCAGCCGACCTCGACGAGCTGACCCGCACGGAGATCGACCAGTTCCTCGGCCGACTCAAGAAACTGCCGCCGATCGGCGGGTCCGTGATGATGCAAAGCGCGAGGTGACCGGTGGCTAAAGAGCTGGTAATACGGATTACCGGCGACCAGTCCGGGCTCCAGAAAGCAACCGACGACTCGATCGGCACGCTCAAAGGTTTCGGCAGCAAGGTTTCCGCCCTGTCGGTCGCCGCCGGAAACCTTCTCGCCGACGGCATCAAAACGGGGTTCCGAGCGGCAGGTGGGTTCCTGAAGGATTCCATCGGCGCGGCATCTGACATGTCCGAGACCGTGTCGAAAGTCAACGTACTGTTCGGCGATGCCGCTGGGCAGATCACCACGTTCGCATCAACGGCAGCCCTGGGGCTCGGCCAGTCCAAGCAGCAGGCGATGGACGCAGCGGCGACGTTCGCGACGTTCGGTAAGAGCGCCGGATTGACCGGCACGCCGCTAGCGAAGTTCTCCACCGACCTTGTGGGCTTGTCGTCTGACCTGGCGTCGTTCAGTAACACGTCGCCCGAGGACGCAATCCAGGCGATCGGGTCTGCGTTGCGTGGTGAAGCCGAACCGATGCGCCGTTACGGCGTGCTCCTCGATGACACGTCGATGCGGCAAGAAGCCCTAGCGATGGGCATTATCTCGTCCACTAAGAACGCGTTGACGCCACAGCAGAAAGTCCTCGCCGCACAGTCTCTGATTTTCAAGCAGACCGGCGCAGCGCAAGGAGACTTCGCGCGCACGTCGGATGGCCTAGCGAACAAGCAGCGCATCCTCTCAGCACAGTTCACAAACCTCAAAGAGGCGATGGGCACTGCGTTCTTGCCGTCGGTTCTTTCGGTCGCTACGACCCTCTCCACGAAACTGATGCCGATTCTGGAGAAGTTCGGGCCGATCATCTCGCAAGAGATTGCCGGCGGTATCACCGCTTTCGTGGCGTCGTTCAAGGCCGCAGATGGCGACATCACATCCTCCGGGTTCCCCGGTTTCATGGAACGCCTCGGGTTCGCAGCGTCGATCGCTTGGGATCTGATTACGCAGATCGCCGGCGGAGTAGCAATCGTCGTCACCGCATTCCAGACCGGGACCGGGCCGTTTGAGGGGTTCAGCGGCACTCTGAGCACGCTGGGCGTTGACGCCCGCTACGCGTGGGAAGGGATCAAACTGGCGGGCGGCTGGATTATGGACAACTGGAGCCAGAT